TGATACTTACAGTTCCATCTTGTGTGTGATAAACTCGAATCGTCATTGGATTTATTTGCCATTGGCATATCCTCCTATATTTTGAATTTTGGTTGTCAGCCTTATTCATTATATCGGAGGATTTTTTCTTTTCATCGCTTAAGCTCTTTGATTCCATACGCATAGCGTATGGTTTTTATAGGCAGTCTTCGTCTGCCTATAAATAAAAAAGCACTACTTTAGTAGTGCTTTCTCAATGCTATTATTGCTTAAGCAGCGTTTTTATTTTTATGAATCTTTTTTCTACCATGCGCTTCTTGTCCTTTACACAAAAAGCGATCATCATTAAGCATTTTAGGGGCGGCATTTATTAGCAGTTCCATTGCCTTTCCGGTGCGCTCATAAACTTCTTTAGCTGAAAATTCTATTGATTTTTTCATATTATCCACCTTAATTACTTTTGATACTATCTTCAATAAGATTTTGTAATTTATCCATTCCTAAAATAAAATCTTCTTCGCCATCTTCTACAAAACCAAATTGCTTATAATAGCTTCGTAGAATTTCATTACCTTTTTCAACATCAATTAGCTTAATATATTGCCCCTGAATCTTTGACATGAATATAAAAGTGGCAAACATAGAAAATAAAAACATTTTCCCATCTAGATGGACACTATTGCCAAATTTCTCAATGCCATAAATTTCTAATGTTTCAGCTTCAATTTTATAAGAGGCTAAAAAAACACCTATTGGCGCATCAATTCCTTTGCGTGTTGCGTCTTTTAATTTAAGACAAAAGTCAAAACTACTATCTGTACTATAATAACAAGTAATAATGTAATCCCAATTTAGGTCCCCATAACCACGTTGGAGTAGTATAAAGTCATTATCGTTTATGCTGCCTACCGCGATAGGTAAATCAAATTGCTCAAGGAGTAACTGAAAATCACATAGAGTTGCACTAACTAGGTGTTCAAACTTCATCTTGTAACTTGCCGTCTTTGCTTGTAGTTTGCCGTTGCTTGTCTAGTCATTCTAGCCGCTCTACTTAAAAATATCAACTATCGCTAGTTCGCCAATTTTTAAACCCGTTTCCAAAATCCTCAATAGAGGTTTTGACGCTAGGTTATAAATCTATGCCGTTGAAGTTATCAAGGGCGGTTTTGTGCGATTCGCTCATTTCAAAGGCAATATCGCCATATTCCAGTTGATACGTGCCGAACGCCATTAAGAACGCAATTGCCGGATCTATTTTGTTGGCGGCTTTCTTCTTGTTGGGCTTGATATTGGCGTTGGCGTCGGTTTCCATAACCACATTAGACAGCGCCCACGCTAAAACCGGATCGCCGTTGTGTTCGATGACCTGCCGATTAATCAGCACTTCCGCCGATTTCGCTACCGGGCTGAAACGCTGATAGGTTTGGGGGAACGGTTCTACTTCAAGCCCTGCGCCTTGTAATTGGGTTCTTAGGTGTGTGGCGTTCCATACGTCAAAGCCGATTGTTTTCAGCTCAAATCGTTCTGCGTCCTTTAGAATATCGTCGCGGATTTTGTCATAATCGATACAATCGCCCTCGGTGGTGATCAGCCAACCTTGCCGCACCCATTGCCGATAGATTGCCCGATTCTTGTTGGCCACGTTGTTAAGCTGAAATTCGGGGATATAGTGCCGGGCATACAACCGCACTTTGTTACCATGCGGAAAGGCATAACATACGCTGGTTAAATCGTTGGTGCTGGATAAATCCAAGCCCATATAGCATTCTTTCAGGTGTAAATCGGCTTCACTGTAAACCCGTTGGCACGCCGCCCAATTGCCATCCCCCAGCCACGGCGTAGAACCTTGGCACCACACATTAAAGCGCTTAGTCAGCATTTCCACCCACTCCGACGGTATGCCGCGCGCTTTCTTGATGGTATTTTCAAAATCTAAGTGCGGTATCGATTTGCCGATATTCGGATTAGCCTTGATCCAATTGTCGGGGTTGTCTATTTCGCTCTCTTCGTCCAGCTCAAAAATCAGCACGAATAATGAATCGTTCTGCTCGTTGCCGTCTAAAATTTGACAACAATAATCATAATGCTGTTTACAGGCAGAAATAACGTTACTGCCGGCAGTGGTGATCGCAAATAGCAATCCCTCAGGGCGTGCGCCTTGTCCTAATTCCAGTGCGCTGTACACGCTGTTATCACTGTGTAAGTGGTACTCGTCGACAATCGCTAGGCTGGGATTGGTTCCCTCTATTGTGCTGGATTTCGCCGCCAGCGGCCGCATAAGGCTGTTGTTTTTCGGGTAGATCATTTTATGCTGCAGTATGCTGACCCGTTTTTTAAGCGGCTTCGATAGCAAGCACATTTGGCGTGCGTCATCAAACACGATTCGAGCTTGGTCTCGGCTGACGGCGGCAGTGTAAATATCCTGTTGCCCCGGCTCCATAATCAGAAACCAGTTAGCCAGCACGGCGGCAATGGTAGATTTAGCGTTTTTGCGCGCCACCTGAACATAAGCAGAACGGTATTTTCTTAATCCAGTCTCTTTATGCTTGAAGCCGAACAGGTTGGCAAATAAAAATTGTTGCCAGTCTGAAAGCTCAATCGGCTGGCCGCGCAAGTGGCCTTTAACGTGCGGGCATAACTTGGCAAACGCCATAAATCTGTTAACGGTGCTTTCGTCAAAGGTGTAACGAGGGTTTTCCAAGTCCGAAAAATAGCGTGCCACCGCCTGTTTTATGCGCTTACAGGCAATGATTTGCCCGTCTTTAACCGCCGTTGCGTAGTTATGCCATTCGCTCATTTACGCCCCTAGCTGGTCTAACTCGTCAATATCTTCGGTTTCCACAGGCGTTTTACGGCGGCTGACCGGATCGAAACCCAGCAAAGACGACATTTTAATCATGATTTTTTCGGCGTCCGCTTTCGCAGTCAGTGCCGGATTGCGGGCTTCCGTGCCTTGTGAGTTGGTGATCGAAAAGCCACGCTGTGCCAAGTCCTGAACCGCCCGGCGATAAAGCGAGTAGTTCAAGCAGTACATTTCAAGGTGAACTAAATCCGCGTCTTGAATATCGCCACGCTCCAAGAGTTGTTTAATTCGGGCTTTCCATTGCTGTGTTGCGATCTCGTCTAAGTAGTCCGGTACTTTCGGGGTTCTGCGTCTCGTCATTGTGTGTCCTATATTTTCAAAAAAATCATCGTGCGTAAAAATTAGAGGGGGCGGGCGGTTCTTAGGGGAAGCGCTTTTGTTTTTAAAACTCCCCCCACCCCATGTCAGTTCTAATTAAGTAAAAGCTCCGCCAGCACGTAAGTTATTCATTATTCGCCGATCTGCTGCGCTCTCTGCTATCTTATTCATTGTCTCGATCAGCTCTACAGTCAGCTTCACTTGCCCATTTTCTTCTGATTGGGTCACTTTTGCTTTCATTGGCTGCCCATAGTTATTTACTTCTACCTTGATAGGCTTGTTTTGTGTGGTGGTGTGGACTGTTGGCAGGCTCATACCACCACCGCCGGAGAATCCTCTTGAGCGTTTTTGGTAGTTCAACATATCCAAATAATCAACACCTAAGCGACTTGTGGCTTCTTTCGTCAGTACATATTCGCCCTTATGAACTATTCCTGCGGGTTGATATTTGCCACCGTAGCCGGTAAAACCGCCATCATCAAAGCCTGCCAAACCGCCATGCGCAAAAACAAACCCGCCATCAGATTTCCCACCCATCCATGACATATCAAAACCAAGGGCTTTACCGCCAGCTTTAAGAGCATTAAATATCATCATCTTGATAATCATATTAGATATGTCTTTAATGATAGATTTTGCCAATCCTCGGAAGTCCGCTTTCCCCGTCATTACCAAATCAGTTAAGGCACCACTCATACCGCCCAATGCTTGTTGTGTGATTTGTGACACATTACCCATAACATCCATTGCGGAATCACCAAACTTAGCAAAGCCATCTTTAAGCCCTGCTATTGGATCGGCTTGCGTCAGCTCCTTGAGCTTAAATAGCTTTTCTTGTTGCTTTTTGACCAGCTCGTATTGCTTAGTTAATTCAGATTGATATTGCGGAGATAGCTGGATCATCAGCTTTTGATATTCCATCTCTAGCTGATTGGCAGCGGTTAGCTTTTCTCTTTCGCTGGCAAGTAAGCCAATCATGCTTATTTCATCAGTCTGAGCTTGGATTTTCTGCTTCTGAGCGGTGATAAAATCACGAATCTGATCTACTTCGGATTTGCCGCGTCCTTTTTTCTTTTCGCTGCTAAGATTAGATAAAGCGGAAGATACACCCCCTTGAGATAAGTCAACCGGATCATCTTGAGCATTTGCTTCTTTGCCTCTTAATCCAGCTTGAGCGAGGTATTCATTCAGACCTTGACCCAATCCGCCTAAGTAGTCTTTGCTATTGGCGATGTTATAAATCTTGTCTAATTCTTTTTTAAATGATTTCTCTGCTTCTGTTGGTGGCAAAATAAAATCATCTAGCCTTACTTGCCAGCCTGACGTATCTACCAACCCGCCATCTTTACCAAATGATTTAGCAATATAATTTAGTAGCTCTATTGGTGCTTTAAGAAAATCAATGATCTTGTTAACGCCCATTTCCACAAGTTTAACCAATCCATTAATCGCCGCTTTTCCAAAACTTCTCATTGCCACCGGGAAATTACTCCAGATTAATTTGATCGATTGATAGCTAAAATCAAAGATACCAATAAACCGATTCCCAATATGTTTTCCAGCGGCTAAAAGCTCATTAAGGGATTGTGAAACAGTGGGCACTATATCGCCGAAATATTTGCCTACCTCTTGGGTAGCTGTATCAAAGGTGCTTTTTAACCAACTTCCAGCATCCGAAATGGCATCTTTGAAATCCATCCAAACGCCTGTAGCCACATCGCCCCATGTTGTTTGTAGTACATCAGAACCAAACTGGAGATCCGATATAAACTGATCGAACACATACGCCGCACCAATTACACCGGCAACAAATAACCCTAACGGATTTTTAAATAATGCGGTTGTCGTACCATTTATAGCTACGGTCAACCTATTAAAGCCCGTTGCCATTAATCCCACACCTTGAAGATTTGCCCTAAATTTTGTTGCGGATGAAATTAGATTAAAAGAAGTGTAAGCGGATGCTGCGTACAATGTCGCTTTAGCCAGCGTATCAAAGTTTAATGCTAGCGTGGATATAAGCCCGGCAAGTCCTCCCATGACCCCGGTAGATGATTCAATCCCGCCAACCCATGACATAACACTATCTTTCATTTGTGTCATGGCTTTGCCGAATGTAATAGGCAATTCATTAAACTCAGCTTCAATCTTTTCCCTTGCGGATCTCATGGACTCAACAATAATTTGAGAAGTAATAACTCCCTCGCTTGATAATTTTCTAACCTCGGCAGCACTTTTCCCCATATATTCGGCAACTACTTCAAGAATAATCGGGGCATTTTCAGAAATAGAGCGGAACTCATCACCTTGTAACCGCCCAGAACCTAATGCCTGTGAGAGTTGATAAAGCGCTGCCGATTGTTCTTGTGCGCTTCGTCCACCCAGTGCCATTGCTTTATTTAAAGTTTCGGTGAAATCTAAAACTCGCTGTTGACTATAGCCATACTCTTTTAATGCCCTTGTCGAACGTGTATATAAAGAGATTGTTTCATTCATTCCGGCGTAGGTATGCTGTGAAATATTAAATAATTCACGTTGCACTTGTTTATATTCTTGGGTTGAGGTTGTTACTAACCTAATTTGAGAATTTAAACTCTTCATGGTGTCAGACATTTGAATTAGTGAGTTAATTCCACCAATCCCCATTCCTACTGCCATCAATGATTTTAAATCTCTAACCATTTTCAATAATGAATTAACAGATTTCTCCGTTTTTCCCGCTTGAAGTTCGATCGTTTTTAATTCATCAGTGACCTTTACCGCGCCAGTTGATGAAATTTGAATACTTAATTTTGCGAAGTCTGCCATGATTAATTCTCCTTGGTTTTACTCTTAACCGCACCAAATCCACGATTATCTATCACCCTTGTCTTGTAGCTGTGACAGTCACGGCATAAGGCTTGATGATTGTCAGCCGCCCAAAACAGCGGATCGGCTTGACCGTTCTCAATTGGCTTAATGTGGTCTATCACCGTTGCCGGCGTGTATTTGCCTTTGGTTAAGCACATCACACATAGCGGGTGCGCCTTGAGGTATTGCGCCCGGTATTTGCTCCAACGGCTATCGTAGCCACGCTGTGCGGCGGATGGGCGGTTATCCTTGGGCTTGTGTTCGTCACACCGTCCGAACCGCACTTTGTTACGGCAACCGGGATAGGTGCAACGCCGTAATGGCTGAAAGGGCATAAGCAATCACCTCAATATAAACCGGGTTCACGGTACACATTCCATAACGCGCTAATCGACATTGGCACGGCATGCAGTGGGGTATCGGTAGTGATTTCCCGATTGGCGTACAAATGCCCGACATACATCAAACAGCCAATCTTGATAGACTGATTAAAGGGTACCGTCTTATCGGTCAGACTATCGCCAAAAGTTTTACCGATATGTGTCTGTGCCACCTCAAGGGCGGCCGCGATATAACCCTGAATCAAATTGTTGTCCATATCGTGATCGACAATTAACTGCGCTTTAGCTTCGTCTAAGCTGATTAAACTACCGGGCATAGGCTTCCCCCTCTTTACACATCAATTGAATTTCTCGGTGACTTTCTCGGCTGTCTATCACCGAATAAATCGCCAATAGGCGATCACCGTATTTCAACCGCATTTTATTGGTGATGTTCGGCAGATAGCGAATGCGCACCCGGATAATGTTTTCTCCCAATTGATAAGGCCCGCTAAAGTATTCCCGTCCTTGTAAGGGTTCGATAGCGGCGTGAACGGTAGTCACGTCTTCCCATGTGGTCGTATGGTGTCCGTAATTGTTCGGTGTGCTAATCGGGCGTTGGATTGTGACCTGCTTGTTATAGCGTCCTGCCTTAATCATTCTTGCCATCGTTCGCCCCTTTCTTGCTATCGCCTTTTTTCACTTCGACGGTCTGCTTCCATGCTTGACTAAATTCATCACCACCGGCATACGGGGTTAACCCCTCTTTACGGCGAACTTCATTCGGGCACATCACGCCGGATTTAATCGCCACATCGTAACTATCGAAGCGGTCGTTCTGACTGGTACGCAATAAATCGCTGGTGTCAAATTCGATTAAATAGCGCGGTGAAGTGCGGTTCAAATCCACCATTAACGCGTCTTTTAACTGCTGCTCGAAGTTGGTTAACCACGGGCGCAAGGTTTGCGATAAAAAGGCTCTGCTGGCTTCGCTGAAATTGCTGTAGCTGCTGTTGGAATAGTCTTGTAAAAAATCGGACTGATATTGAAAATTCGGGCAATATCGCTAATCGTGAAAGTACGGCTCTGTAGCCATTCCGCATCTTGGTTTGTCATGCCAAGCTGTTTATACTCCATTGAGCCTTCCAGCACTGGGGTTTTCCCAGCATTGGCGGCACCACGATAACGATCAAGCGATTTTAACGTTTTTTCACCCTTAACGCCGTCTAACCATTCCGCTGTCGTAATAATCCCACTGGGCATTAAGCCGTTTTTCATCACCGCCGATCCATGGCGTTGCTGTGCTAATCCCAGCCCAATGGTTTCCCGGCAAATCGTAATCGGCGAACGCCCGATAAAGCCGTCATCGGACGAGTGGCGCAAGTGTAAAATCTCGTCCTGTAGATAGGTTTTGACCTTGCCACTTAAATCAGTGATTTGATAAATATAGCTGCCGTCGGCCTTACGCTGAATATTAACCGCACTTGGGGGGTATGGCGTTAACGATAACGGCTCACCGCTTTTATCCCACTCAATCACCGCATAGGCATTACCATTTAACAAACAGTGCCTCATCATCGTGTATTTGAACTGGTACGGCGTTTGATTGCGGTTCGGCATTTCATTCAGCAAGAAATCCACCGCACTGTTAAATACCCGTTCCCGTCCGTCTTTTTCCAAGCGATACAGATAACAGGGCATAGCAGCCACCGCTTCACTGATCACCGTGACCGCATTCAATACCGCAGGCAAGGCTTCGGCCGTGGACGGGCTGACAAATTCCCCCGCGCCGGTATTGCTTGCCCCGAGATAAGATAAATACTCGTCAACGGTGAACGCATTGCGTTGTTCCGTTTTGCGTTTAAATAAACCAAACATGATCACACCTCAGCCAAATCCGCCCACCGCTGATAAAGTGCGGTAGGGTTCTGTTGTTTTCGGGCTTCTGCCATTGAGCGCTGGGCGATTTGAACACTGTTTTCCGGATAGGCGGGAATGCTGGTTATAGTGATTTCTACCAGCTCGGCACGATTGACGGTGCGCAACATCGGCTCCTGTTCAAAATCCCACGAATCGGACAGGGTACGGAAACCGAACGACATACCGGAAATATCGCCACGTTCAACCGATACCAGCAAATCACGCCCTAATGTGGTGTCTGGCGGTACTAACTCAAAACGTAAGCCGGTGTTATCTTCCACCAGCGATAACGTACCTGCCGCAGTTCTGCCCAGTAATTTAGTGTGATCGTGTTCAAACAACGCCCGCACGTCTTGCCCCTCGGCCAGTGATTCCGCAAACGCATTGGGCGCGAACTGCTCGACAAAATCCCATAGCGGTTTAGATTGGCTGTTCCAACGCACCACATAGCCGATTAATTTTTGATTATCACAACTGATTTCTGATGACCGGGTTTCAAATTCTTTCATACTGTCCCCACTGATAAAAAAGGGGACTTGCCGCCCCCTGATTCCCTCGGCTTATGCCTTGGTTTCAATAAATTTGATGGCGTTGGAATCCACCACGCCACCGCCTAAATATTTATCGGTGTGGACTTTATAAAAGCCCGGTGAGGTGATGCTATCCGGACGCGTACGGACGCCGGTTTCATGATCCACAATGTAATAACCGCGCTTGAAGTCACCCAAGGCGATCACCGCTTTACCTGCGCCGCCTGTCGGCATGGTTTCCAAATAGTGAACCGGTAAGCCTAACAGGGTGGCGGGCGCACCGGCAGATAACCCATCACGCCAGATATAATCACCGTTACCGTTTTTCAGTTTTTGAAGTTGAGCGGCAATCGCTGAACTCATCACCCACACCGCATTTTTACGATATTTACTGTGTAACGTATAAAGCAGATCAATCAAGCTATCGGCGGTAATCCCTGCGGCGTTCGCCACTTCCAATTTTTGAAGTGTGCCAAAAGCACGCGTTTTATCGGCGGTGGTCGCACGGGTATTGGTTAATAAACCTTTCGCTTTTTTATCGCCGTCACCGTCGGTTAAATCGGTTTCTTCGGTTTCGGTAAAGGTTTCGCTGATTTCTTCCGTCAGCCAGCCCAGCACATCAATTGAGCTGAAATCCAAGATTTCTTGGGTGGTTTTCGGATAGGCATAAATCGCATTTAAGGCGATAGTGACTTCATTCAGTTTCGGCGTATTGGTTTCCGTGCGTGCTGTGCCTTCCGTTCCGTGTTGAACCGTGGCACCACCGGCAGAAACCAATTTTTTATACTCTTTTGCCCCCATCGGCAAACGCACCACATGACAAATTTGACGCATAACGCTGTCATCGGTCAAACGGGTCATGACTTGCTTATCCAACTGCGGAATAACCGAATAGCCGCCGTCATCTTTGGCGGTGGTGGACAGTGAACGCAATTCGCCCGTTTTGATGTAGTGGCGCAAATCGTCATTGTTTAATGGTGCCTGCTTGGTTTCTACCGGCTGCCCCTGCTTACTGCGCTCTTCATCGGCTAACGATTCATAGCGCGCAATATCGGTATTCAGTGCGGTCACTTGGTTACGCAATTCGTCAAAGGTTTTTGCTTCCTCATCGCTTAAACTGCGGTTTTCGGTATCGGCTTGGGTCAGCATATTGCGCATATCCTCAGCCAGTTTTGCCTTTTGTTGGCGTAATTCGAGTAATTTTTTAAACATGGTGATTAATCCCTTGAAAGTTATCTTAATTAAGACGGCTACAAGTAGCCCATATCATAAGATAAACACTTCTAAGATGTTGTAAATAGAGGGTTTTTAAAGCGATAGGGTGCGAAAGAGTACGAACAAGGAATTTACAAAACTATTTAAGGGTAACTGGCTTTTTTCACAAATTGATCGTGTTTTTCGATCTTACTTTTGCCAAGGAATGAAATTGATAAATCTATTTTTACCCCCTTATCTATTCTTTATCTATTTATTCATCTACTTCTATTTTTTCTTTAGAAATCAAAAAAATAAATATATATAAGAGTAAATAAATAGATAAGTAGATAAGAATCTAAAAGTTTCAAAAAAATATATGAGCATATAAAAAAGCCAACCTTAAAGGCTGGCTAGTGCTTCTCTTGGCTTAAGCATTGACAACTTGAAGATGAAACTTTGGTATAACGTTTTGTGCTGATTGTTCGACATAATCGCCCCACCACTGAAGCATATCAAAACGATGTGGCAGATATTCAGCTCTCAAGTAAGCCATGCGGACATCATCGTTATTAATATGTGATAAGGCTACCTCGATTAAATCTTTATCAAATCGGCGTAAACCGTCTGGCGTTCTGGCTTCGTTCAAGACTGTGCTGGCAATTGCGCGCATACCGTGCGCCACCAGCTTGCCTTGGTACCCAATTCTTTTAATGGCGGCGTTTGCCGTCTGCGTGTTTATGTGGGTTGCTGGGTTTTTAATGCTTGGGAATAAATACGTTTTGCCACCACTGATTTTTTTGATTTCACGAAGAACTGCGATAGCTTGCTTTGATAGCGTAACTTTATGTTCTCGCCCCTCGTCGGTAGTTTTTAAGCCTTTTTGAATGTAGATAGTCCATATTCTTTCTTTCTCGTTTATATCGCTGTAGCGCGCTGTGGCGGCTTCTGCTGGGCGTGTCATTGTCAGCAGTTGCCATTGAATTAAAAGCCGCGTAGTGAGCGTTAAATTAGCGTTTGCGAGGGCTGTCAAAAATTCGCCCAATTGTTCCGGCTTGATTGCTTTCATGTGGGTAACGGTTGGACTGTCAAATTCTTTTCCAATGTTGGCAATTGGATTGTTTTCAATAATTCCCCGGTGTAAGGCGTAAGTCATGATTTCATTCATTTTCTGAATTGCGCGTTTTAAGGTTTCCAGTGTTCCACGGATTTGTAGCGGCTTAAACGCATTGATAGCCATAAGTGCGGTAATTTGTGTTATTGGCAATTCGCCAAAGTGGGGCAGTATATGGCGCTCGATCATGCTCCAAGTATCGGCGGCGGTTTTTGCTGAAAAGTGGGCGCGAGTTCTGCGTTCTTCAAACCATGCGGCGGCAATTTTGGCAAACGTATTGTTATCTGCCTGTTGTTGCCGTTCTATTTCTTGTTGTTGGTGGAGTTGCGGATCGATATTTTGAGCTAGCAATGCTTTAAATTCCTCCCGCTTGGATCTTGCTTGAGCAAGAGAAAGATCAGGATAATTATTTAGGCTGATATAAGTGCGGTTTTTAGTTATCGGCTTGTAATAATTAAATTGCCATGTTTTCACCCCGTTGGGTTTCACCAACAAATACAAGCCGCCACCATCGGCAAGATGATACGGCTTTTCTAATGGTTTTGCTTTATCAACTTGTGTATTGGTTAACCTCTTAACAATCCTAGCCATATCAAGCCTCCGGGCGTTTTTAGTAATACGGTTTTTAGTAATACGATCGGCATATTACTAAACGTATTACTAAAACTCTAGTTTTAAGACGAAAAGAAACGGTAAGCTACGAACAAGAAAAAAGCCTAGAGGCTTGTATTCTCTAGGCTTTCCGATAAGTTACGAACAGTAACGATATATTTTTGGTGGAGCTGGCGGGAGTTGAACCCGTGAGCTGAAAGGCGGTATCTTATTGATATTTAAATTGAATTTTTAATAGGCTTATCCTTGCGGATCATATACGGCTCTTTCTACATTACCCTGATACTCTTTGAGATAAGATCCATAGGTGCGGAAAAGCATTTCAGGTCCTTTATGTCCCATTTGTCTTGATAACCAAAACAGATTAATTCCCCTGCTAATGTGCATTGTAGCAAA